ACATTTAACTCATCAGAAATATCACCATCTCTTGTACTTAAGGTTCCCCAACTATCTCCTGATCGTGCTAATCTATATCTTCGTTTTGCAACTGTAGTAGATCCTTGTCTAAACTCAAAATCAACATCAATATGATTTGCTGAATAAGTACCTGCTTCTTGATCTTTAGTAATACTAAAAGTTGTTACCGGATCTGGATCTGCATAAATTGCATCCACACCGTCTTCAACTGTAAAAGTATTAGTAGTGTTATCATCATAAGTAACCGTTACAGTAGTTCCCGATTTAGATACTGAAGCAATTCCATTACCATCATCACCATCAATACCATCATCAATTGTGCTAGTTGTACCATCATCATAAGTAATAGTAAGTTGATTACCAACTTTTGAAACATTACTTACTCCATTAACTGTAAAAGTATCAGTACTACTATCATCGTAAGTAACAGTAACAGTTTGATTTGTTTTTGATACAGAGGTAATCCCTACACCATCAGCAATAATATTTAAAGGTGCAGAAGCAACAGATGTAATTCCACCATGAGAATAAGTAACAGTTAGTAAAGCAGAAGTTCCAGAAATAGAAATACTAGGGGTTAATCTACTTACATTCGTTTCATCAGAAATATCACCGTCTCTAGAAGATATTGTGGAATTCCAAGTATTACTAGATCTAGCAACTCTATACCTTCTTTTTGCTACTACGGTTCCGGCCTGATTAAAAGTAAAATCAACATCAATATGATTTGCAGAATAGCTTCCTGATCCTGTTTTAGAAATATTTGAAACAGTAACATAATCAGGATCACCTTGAATAGAGTCTACACCATCTTCAACTGTAAAAGTATTAGTTGTACTGTCATCGTAAGTAACAGTTACAGTAGTGCCAGATTTAGTAACACTATTAATTCCATTACCATCTGTTCCATCCGTAAGTGTACTAGTGCTTCCATCATCATAAGTAATAGTTAAAACACCGTTTACTTTACTAACAGAAGCTACTCCATTTACAATAAAAGTATCGGTAGTTCCATCAGTATAATTAATGGTAACATCATCACCTGATTTTGATATGCTCCCAATACTTATCCCTACAAACCTAGAAAAAGTAAGACCTGAACGAATTGGCAAAGTAGGCAAGTCACTGTCATAATTTTTAAAGGCAACAAATTCATTAGAGCCTTTAGTATAACTTTGAGTATTAGTTGCTAAGTTATCATTATTAGCGTAAATAACAGCTACTTTTTCTACAGTTTTAAGTTGAATTGTTTTGTTTTCTATTAATAGTCTACTAGATAAAGAACCTAAAGAAGATCTAGATCTAATACTAAAGTCGTAAACTCCTGTTTGTAAGCCTTGAACATCAAAGGTATTAGAAGTAGTTGTTCCTAATTCGGTCCAAGTTGTTCCGCTATTAGACGATATTTCAATTAAATACTCAATTGCATTAATATCATTAGCAGTAACCCAGTCTAATCTTCCCGAATTTGTTCCAAGAACATTACCACCATCTAAAGTGAAAGTTCCACTTGAAGGAGGGTCTAATGTAAAATCAAAAAGAGGCTGAGTTATAAACGCAATATCATCATTTACGTTCCAAGCTAAGTCTTCATAATTAAAAGAATAAGCTTCAATTTTTACTGTAAAATCAGAATTAATCTCAATTGATTGAACTCTGTAAATATAACGAGGTTGAGCCACACCATTAACATATTTAGTAACAGTAGTATCAATATCTGATTGAGGCAAGGTTATATTTATAAAATCTCCAGGTTCTAAGCTTAATCCTTTTTTATTAACAACTAATTCAATAGTATGAAACAATCGCTGTTGTCTTACTATTTGTTCGGCTTTAGCTAAAGCATGATAAGGATCTGTAACCCCGTCCAAATTCATTCGAGAGTGAAAAGGTTGATTTCCATCTTGTGTTTTATAAATCTGATAAGGAGAATTAGAATCTAAACTAAAAGGAGGCCAAGTCATACTGTCTTCTTTAAAGTCTTCATGTTCGTTTAAAAAATCTACTGTAGCTTGATTTACTCTTTCGCTAGCACTAGGCCAAGATAGTTTAACTGTATCTCTAATAATGGAATCTTCATTAAAGTAATGTTGAGAATTTACTAATGCTGATTGTTCAGAAAGGGTTGTAGGGTACTCTAAAAGAATTTTATATTTGCCTTCTGAACTCCAAGTTAGTTCAGCTTGGCCCATAGTGCTTAAAATTCTTTCCATGTTATTACGAATAGTATCGCCTGTATCTAATGTAATATTACATTCGTATAAAGGTATAGGGCGTGTAGCGCTAAATTCTGTTTCTACCCACGTTGTTTTATTCCAGTACCAATACTGACTAGTATTAGAAGTATACCATAATATATTTTCATAAGTTCTTTCTTCTAAATCTCCAGGTCTGTCACTTAAATTAGGAACGGTAATTATTTCTTTTTGTCCGTTAACTTTTCCCCCAACAGTTCTATCAGTAGCTACTATAGTATCTGCAACATTTGTTGCGTTATAAAAAGATTCTAAATCAATTTCAGATTCAGATAATCCTCGTCCGTATTTATCATTTAATAAGTAATCTAATAAACATCTTGCAGGGTTATTAGAATATTGATATTCAATATTTCCATTTGACTTTTTAATAGAATAAGTATAATTTCCGCTAGTACCAGATCTAACGATCCAAGGTACTTTTTGACCTTTAATTAAAAATCCAACTTCAGGATCTCCATTATAATTATAATCATTTCTATTTAAACGATAGGTTGTTGAAGCAAAAGCTACGTTAGTAAAAAGATTATTACTAGAAATATTATTAGCAGTAGCAATATTATCCGCTACAGCTGTTATTTCATCACCTCCGTTAAAAGTTCTAATTAAATGTTTAAATTTTGCATCGCTGTCATTATAATGAATATTATTTACTTTAGCCCATTGAACACCTTCAATTCCTGCACGACACAAAGCGTATTGAACATGAAGAAATTCATTTTTACTACCACTTTTGTTGCTGTTAGTAAAATTTTCTGCAAAAGTTTTATCAGAGTTATCTGTTGCAGAATTAAACCCATTAGTAACTTTGTGTTTTACTGCAATACCACCTAATAAATTTTTACCATAACAAACAGGAATATCTTCTGCTTTTCCTCTAACTGTAAAAACAAAACCTTTTCGCTTATCTGCTTCAGCTTTCATTCGATTCATTTGAGCTTGCTGATAAGCAAAAGAAGCAATAGTCATAATTGCTCTAATAGCACCCTTTGCTGCAGGGGTAGAAAGTGCTCCTATTAACGCTGATAAAGGCATTTTATATTTTCCCCCACTTTAATGTTACTTGACTATTTTCATAAACTTCGTCAAAAGAAGTATCTTGATCGTTACCTCTGTTTTGAGACATACTGTCTTTTGAAGTTAAAAAAGATCGAGTCATATCTAAATCAGACATAGGTGAAGTTCCCTCTAGTATAGCTAATTTTTCTTCAAAGCTGTTATCAATAGAGGGGCTATCTACTGTTCCAGAATAAACATCTAATACTTCACCTGAGCCTAATAAAGGTTCTTCGTTAGAATCAAGCAAAGCTACTTTAACCGTAATAGGCTTTCCAACAACATTAATTCTAAATTCTTCTATCATTTGATCAAGAATATCTGCAATAATAATTTTATAAGATTCTCTATCAACTATTGAAGAAAATTTAGGAGAATCATATTCATATAAACCACCATCAGCAAGATAAGTGTTTCCATCATAAGTTATATTTCTATTAAAGCTTGTAAGATAATACGTAGTGTTAAATTCTAATTTAATTAAAAAAGCATATTTAATTATATCACTATTTAAAATTGTTTGAATTGAAGTCGGAAATTGTCTCATTATACTGCCTCAATTAAATCAATAGTTCCTGGATTTGATAAAATACCGTCTGTAAAAGTTATGCCTTGTATATTATCAATACTTCTATAATAAGTTAAAATAGCACTACTTCCACAAAGAATAGAATTAGAGGTAGTAAGGCTTGTTCTTAATTTAGGGTATATCCCAATGCTAACCGCAGAACTTTGATCAAAGTTTGCGTCATTTGTAGTTATATAAATTTTATTACTGTTATTAAACTTTATAAAACTACCTTTAGGTAATAATCCATTTGCTGAAGTATGATTTGCAGAAATAGAAGACGCTCCTGCAGCAGCTACTGTTTGTAAAGTAGGATTAGCAGTTATAGTAGTAGATTTAGACACAGCAGGTAATTGAGGCATTATCATTGTAGAAGTAACGTCCATGTTCTGAACTGTATTAACAAGAGATTCTATTTCAGTATCTTTTGTAGTTAATATATTAAAAGAAAGTTCCCATCGTTGAACATTTTGAGACGCTCTTTGCTTTTTTAAAGAAACTGTGTCAACATCAAACATAGGTTCATTTGATCTAACTGTAAACGGCGCAAGAATTTCTGCACCGTCAAAATAATAAGTAGCCATTATACACTCCTTGGTCTAGCTAAAAGTTTTAAGTTTCTTTCTATGAAACTTACTTGACGACAATGAATTATGCCTTCATTTTTGTCAGAGGTTGTGACCCACCAACCATCTTTATTAGCTATCATGGTTGCACCATAACTATAAGCTACATCTCCTAATATGGGTCTTCTATTAGTTACAATATCGTAACTACAATACTCTATAAGCTTTTCTAAGTCAAGATCTTTTTTAATTAATCCTCTTAAAAAACCAAATGTATTTGTATATTTAAAGTCTATATTTCTAGAAGCCTCAAGCCCTGTTTGGCGAAGCTTTTGATCGTAGATTGCGGCAAATGTCCAACAATCATTGTATCCAAAAGTAACTTTTTTTACTTTTAAAGATCTATTATTAATTTCTTTTATTGCTTTTTTTAGAGCAGTATCTTTTTCTTCCTCACTAAACATAATTGTATCTCTCTGCTACAGAGTGCCACAGAGAGCAACGATAAGACTTATTGGATAATTAACCCCATACATAAGCCTTAACGCTACTCTCTGCGTCTCTTTTATAACTTCTCTTTAATAAACATTCTTACTAGATCTGCTACGATATCACTACGCACAATATCGTCTACTGTAAATTTAACTATTGGTAACGGTATACCGTTCTTTTTAATTAAAGCACAAAACCTTAATAAGTCTTGACCTTTTCGCACATCTGACTGTGCTGGGTCTCCCATAAGTACTAACTTAGAATTTTCCCCTAAACGAGTACTAATTGCTTTAAGCTCATCAATCGAAAGGTTTTGAGCCTCATCTACAAGTACTAAAGAGTTCTCGAAAGAACGTCCTCGTATTGTTTCAATAGGTTGAATTTCAATGTCACCTTTATTAATCATGTACTTATACTTTTCTTTACC